CATATAGATAAAATAACAATGGGAGTTATTTGTTAAATGTGTAAATGTGAAAACTGTAAATGTGATCCATGTGAATGCGATGATAAGTCTAACGATGTGGACCTTCGCTGATAATATAAATTATAATCTTGTACGTCCTAAGTATCAGGATTATAGGTGTAAGAAAAAAAAGTGTATTTGTTCCATACCAGAAATGTGTAAAGGTAGATGGAGGAAATATCAAAAAGATTTAATGGAACATTTAGATTTAAAATTTAAGGATACCTATAGAAATGGCAATTGAACAAAATCCCTTTGAACAAATTAATCCTGCCCAGGATAATGTTGTTCCTATGCCTATGGTAGACGAGACTAAAGCTACCTTTGAACTGGATAATGATGGTGGTGTCCTTGTAGATTTTACTGAAGATGCAGTAGAGATGGGTGCGGAAGAATCTGTAGGAGAATGGTATCGTAATTTAAGAGATGATCTGGAAGAAGAAGAACTTCAGGATATTGGTCGGACCCTCTATGATAATTATGAGTCTGATAAGTCTTCCCGTAATGAATGGGAATCTATGTTTGAACGTGGCTTTGATTTGTTAGGACTCAAGATAGAAGAAGCATCTGAACCTTTTGAAGGAGCCTGTACAGCCGTACATCCTCTCTTAATTGAATCAGCAGTCAAGTTCCAATCAAAAGCATCACAGGAGTTGTTTCCTCCTAATGGTCCTGTCAAGGCACAGATACTAGGTAAGCATACTCTTGAAAAAGAAAACCAAGCCATGAGAGTTCAGAACTTTATGAACTATCAGCTTACAGAACAGATGCCAGAATACTTTGATGAATTTGAAAGGATGCTCTTTCATCTACCTTTGATAGGTTCCTCGTTTAAGAAAATATATTATGATGCTTCTTTTAAACGCCCTGTCTCAGAATTTATTCCTATTGATCAGTTTTATGTTTCTTATAATGCATCTAATCTAAGGAATGCTGATCGTTATACACATGTAATATATAAAAGTCCTGTTGATCTTTATCGAGAAATAAAAGCAGAGATGTATTCAGACATTGATCTACCTGAAGCAGGTATGGTTAATCCTACATCCTTCTCGGAAAAGATGGATACGATTATAGGACTGTCTCCTTCTAGTGATTCTGATCCTCAGTATGTTTTGTTAGAACAGCATTGTTATCTAGATATAGCTGATCCTCAATCAGAAGATGGAGAATCTCTTCCATATATTGTAACAATAGAAGAACAATCTAAACAGGTACTTAGTATTCGACGTAATTACGACAAGGATGATCCTACAAAACAAAAGAAAGTACACTTTGTACACTATCGTTTTGTTCCAGGATTTGGGTTCTATGGTTTGGGACTCATGCATTTCCTTGGTAATCTGACTATGAGTGCGACTGCTGCAATGCGAGCATTGATAGACGCAGGTCAATTTGCGAATCTCCCAGGTGGCTTTAAGGCTAAAGGTGTGCGGATGGTAGGCAACAATGAGCCTATAGCTCCAGGAGAGTTCAAGGAGGTTGAAGCAACAGGTATTGATTTGAACAAGGCTATTATATCTCTCCCTTACAAAGAGCCTTCCTCGACGCTCTACCAGATGCTTCAGTTTGTAACTGCTGCTGGACAGAAGTTTGCAGACAGCACTGAACAGATTGTTTCAGATGCTGCCTCCTATGGACCTGTGGGAACTACAATGGCATTACTAGAAGCCTCAAGTAAATTCTTTACAGCTATACATAAACGACTTCATAAGTCTCAAAGAGATGAATTTAAAATTCTTGCCAGCATAGATAAAGATTATCTACCACAAGAATATCCTTATGAGGTTCCTCTAGCAGAGCGTAGTATATATCAATCAGACTTTGATGGTAAGGTTGATGTAATTCCTGTCAGTGATCCTAATATTCCTTCTAATGCCCATCGTATGATGCTGGCTAATATGGCATTACAAATGGCACAACAGTCTCCTCCAGGAATGTTTAATACAGAAGCTTTGAATAGAACAATCTTGAGTGCAGCTAATATGCCTAACCTAGATGAGATACTACCACCAAAACCAGAACCAAAACCTCTTGATCCTGTATCTGATATTATGGCTTCAGTTAAAGGTATCCCTATTGCTGCATTTCCAGGACAGAATCATGATGCTCATATTCAGGTAAAGATGGCATATCTTCAAGACCCCATGAATGGAGCCAATCCAATTATGCAAAGAGTACAGCCTGTTCTTCAAGCCAATATACAAGAACACTCTGTAATGAAATACCAAGAACAGGTTAATGGAATGGCACAACAAGAACTTGGTACTGTTGCTCCAGAGTCTGCTCAAAAACCAGAAGTAATAGAAATGGCTTTAATGGAAGCAGCTAAACAAGTACAGAATGCAAATCAGGCAATGGGGATGGTACAATCTCCAGAACAGCAAATGGTTGCTCTTGAACAAGCCAAGGTTGAACTAGAGAAGCAGAAGATGCAAATGGACCTTGCTGTTAATAATGCAGAAGTTGCTCTAGAAAATAAAAAGCTTGATCTTGAAGAAAATAAACAAATGATGGAAGCTACCAAGTCTGGAATTACTACAGCAATGAAAGATGAGAAAGCTGAAGCTGATCGAGCCAGTAAAGAAACTATTAAAGCTATTGAAATGCTTACCAAGATTTTAACAGAACAGATGAAATCAGAAGGATTAGAACAAAAAACTATTGCTGATATGGTAAAAGATCAAGCTAATAGAAAAGATAAAACTGACATGCAAGCAGTAGACATGATTTTAAATTTAATAAAGGAGACAACTAATGCCTAACTATGGAAAGATACACTATCCCAACGATGTGAAAGGAATTACAGATGGGAAGCCTACTCATGTTGTAGATAAGTCTAGTTCTTTTGGGGATTGGACTAAAGAAGATATTCAGGGAAGCCGAGCTACTCGCTCACGTTTGGCTGAGTATGATGCTAAATATTGGGAAATGCCTTCACCGAGTAAAATTAAATATTCTTAATGGATATATTTGAAACTATAGCTCAAGTATATCAAGAAGAAATTGAAAATCAAATGACCAGTCTAGCTCAAGGTAATCCTTCTGACTATTCTTCTTATAAACAAGTAGTAGGATACATAGCAGGATTAGAATGGGCAAGACAAAACTTAAGAGATATTGTACAGAAACAACTTTATATAGAAGAGGAGTGAGATGCAACAGGCACATTTAGGAAATGCAGTAAAAAATAATCTTTGGACTACAGATGAAGATGAACATCCTGATCCAGATATTCTACCAGAACTTCCAGGATTTCATGTTCTTGTAAGACCTATATCAATTAAGACAAAAACCAAAGGAGGTATTATTCTACCTGATTCTACAAAGGATGATATGGCATATCTAACCACAGTCGGGCGTGTACTAGCTCTTGGAGATATGGCATATAAAGACCAAGATAAGTTTCCATTTGGTCCTTGGTGTGAAGAAGGTGATTATATCTGTTATGGTAAGCATACAGGTACAAAGTTATTTTATAAAAGCGTCAGGCTAATTTTAATGTTTGATGATCAAGTCATGATGAAGGTAGAGAATCCTGCATATCTCGATCCTACATTTAATTTAACTAGTTTTTCAATGTGACTTGAAATTTACCAAAAAATGTGGTATAATAGTATATAACGTAAACACGATTGTTTCGTAAACAACGGAGAGAAAAATGAACGATGATGAAACCTGGGAAGAAGTAGAAGTCCCTGAACAAGAAGAACCTACTTATGAAATAGAGGAAGATACTCCTCAAGAAGCTGCTCCTACTCAAGAAGAAGAGAAACCTGAAGAACTAGAAGGAATTAAAACTAAAGGGGCAGAAAAACGAATTAGGCAATTAGTTCGTCAACGAAAAGAACGAGATGAGCAGATTGCTAATTTACTTTCTCAAAATGAAGAGCTATCAAATAATTTACGACAAAAAGAAAATTCTTTTAATGAAGTAAGTAAACTAAATCTAGATGCTTCTGAAAAACAACTAACAGATAAAGTTACTCTGGCACGTAATGCCTATATGGAAGCATTTGAAAGTGGTGAAAAAGAAAAGCTTCTGCAAGCACAAGAAATGCTTAATGAAGCCCAAGTAGATTTAAAACATTTAAATCTTACTAAAGCACAAATGGAAGATGTTGCTGAACAACCAGAACCAGTTCAACAGCCAGAACAACAAGTAGCTACTCAACCAACTCCTGATCCTAAAGCAGAAGAATGGGCAGCGCAAAATGACTGGTTTGGTAAAGATAAAATTCTAACTGTTTCAGCTTTAACAATAGATCAAGAACTTAAATCGGAAGGATTTAATCCAGATGATGATGAATTTTATCACGAAGTTGATCGGCGGCTTTCAGAAGCTTTTCCACATAAGTTTAAAGCCAGTGAAGTGGCTGTGGAATCAAATGAAAATCGTGTGCAGGAAGCTACGTCAACTCCTGCTCAAGTGGTGGGAAGCAGTTCGCGCTCTGCTCCCAATTCCTCCAAAA